TCGCTTTCAAGATAGGGCTGTAATAGTGCGTCATCCCTTGCCCTTACAAGGCTTTCCATTTGGACTGATATGCCAAGGTTAGGGTTTGCCTTGATATAGTTTTTAGGGTCTTTCCAGTCATCGCCTTCGTCGAGGGTGTAAAGTACCGTAAAAAAGTTGTCGGCCTCGGTTTCCCCTGTTAGCACCTTTTTTGATACTTCATACTCTTGCATACCGACCGACGCTATATTTTCGCCGCCTGTTGTAATCTCAATAGTCAACGGCTCAGAACGTGCCCCCGTGCCCGACAACATAACCTTGAGAGCGCCCCAGTCTTTCATGGCAGAACACTCGTCAGCAATAATCAATACAGGATTCAAACCATCGTTTGACTTATTATCTCTTGATGTTGGTTGGATATAGCTCATGGTTTGTTCACAGACAATGCGCTTTCTNCTCTTGCGATCTATNAGCCTTCGCTGTAGTCCTTCGTTTTGNTTGATAAACGCNAGCATGTTCTCATAGGCAATACTGGCCTGATCTGCTTTTGTTGCGACAATGTAAACCTGCGCGCCCTTTTCGGTGATAATGACGCGAGGGGCAAGCGCGGAAACAAACATGGTTTTCCCGTTCTTTCGGGCAACAAAGATAAACGCTTTTGTAAACCGACGCCGCCCGTCATCCTTTCGCACCCAGCCATATATATTAGCAATNACGAATACTTGCCACGGCTCAAGGTGTAGATACTGTCCGGCGAACTTATCTTGATATTGCTTTAGTGCTTCGATAAACGCGACGACATCCAGCGCCTTCTTTGAATCGAATGTATAGGGGTAGTCTTTTCGCTTAATCTTTTTAACGTCAGACAAAAAGCGTTTAACGGCAAGCTGTATCCATTTGCAAGTCAGCACCTTTTTACTTTCCACATCATCGACGTATTGCATAATGCGCGGATCAATTTCCAAGTACTACCTCCAAAGGGTCAATATCCCTTTCATTACCCGCCGGAACCTTAAGGGCGGCGCGGGCGGCGGGAGTAGAGCCGTATTCATACATGACTTTCAGATACGATTTTGTGGATTCCTGAAACAGTCGGTTAATATACCCACGCCTCTGCAAGGATTCGGCGTTTAATGATTCGGGCATACCCTCGGCGGCGATCATGTCGCTGTAGTACATGGCTTCCGAAAGATGGCGAAAGCCAATCTCAAGCGTGGAAAAGTCGGCGGGAGTAAGGACGCGCTTTAGCAACAGCGCCTTAATCCACGGCCCCCATTGTTCTGACACGCGAGGGTGTAAGCCGTCCGGCGCGGGAGGAAAAGAAAAATCAGGTGGCAGAGTGGCAAGGTCAGCGTCCATTCTGTTGCCATGCCTATCTTTACGAAACGATCCATCGAGCTTCAAAAGGGAAGTTGGCCGTGATGGTTTAGTCCTCGGCATAGTGCCTCCTAAAAGATTTGCCAGCGCGCACGAAGGATAATACAGTGTGGCTCTTTCCGGATGGGTAATTTTTTCCCACGGGGGGTATCCGGTATATCGCAATAAACAACATTTACCTCCGTCCTGTGCGGTTTTCCACACTTGTTAAGCGATCATGACACTCTTTGCATAGCACTACAACATTGCTTTCGTCGTAGAATAACTCGGCGTTACCCTTCGGCTGAATGACATGATGGACTGATAGGGTATCTGTCGCGCCACATAGCACACATTCTCCATGTTCTTTGCGTATGCGCTTTGATAACTCCGTCCACCTTGTTGATCGATATAGTGAAGCGTTCGGCCTCTCGGCTCCCGGCCATTGCGGTCTAAGGGCGTCGGCTACTCGTTTCCCGGACATAATTCTGTGTTCATCACAGCAAAAACCGCCCTTGGTTGATACTTTTTTTCTGCATCCCATTATAGCAAAAGCCGCACAAAAAAACTTCATTCACTCATCGCCCTTTCCTCCCTACCAGATCAGTACCCGTATATCGTCAACCTCCTGAAAACAAAACATGGTCAAACGTTGACGACAACCTTCTGGCGCTGTTGGCCATCCTGCTCCCATCTGTCCTGCCTCAGTTCCCCCTCGACGCCGACCTGCTGGCCTTTCACGAGATAGCGATTCACCGCCTCAGCACCCTTTCCCCAAAAGTCGATCTCGAAAAAGCTGGTCTCATCCACCCATTCCTCGCCCTGCTTTCGTGAGCGGTTGACCGCTATGGAAAAGCGAGCGATAGGCATTCCCGATTTTGTGTACTTTAGTTCCGAGTCCCTCGTGAGCCTGCCAACTAAAACTACTACATTGATATCTCTGCTCATGGCTTCGCTTCCAACGCCGCTACCCTCTTGTCTGTATCTATTCTCCATCGCTCAAGCTCCGCTACTCGCTCTGATAGCGTCATACTTGAACTAAGCATGGCTCTCGTCACTTCTCTGACCGCGACCCTACCCTTGGCGAATGGCGCTTTAGGGTTCTCCGTCCGTGAGTTCCATAATGCCCCGATCTGATTTTCTTTCATGGCTTTTCCTTCTTTGCGGCGTCCCAAGCGTCAAAAAGTTCCTCGATGTCCGTCTCTGCCTGCAGAGGGTTACTGTCGGGCTTATAGTTGCGTATCCCATCCCCGGCCTTTTCCAACTTGGAGATGTAGGCGGTGAGGCGTTCGCGTTGATCAACAAGAGTTTTTATTCCATTTTTAGCACCCTCGACACGCTCTTTTAAATCAACGTTGTCAGTTTTCGCGTATGCAAGGGCCTTTTCCAAACGATCAATTTCATGGATATTTGCTATATTTCCTTGTATGTCTTTTGTAATTTCGTGCTGTGCCTCTGTAAGTTTTGACCGCAACTCTGCACCTACGCCGATATAATATTGTTTTTGGCCACGTTCATAATCTCGCTCCTTCTCTGTAACTTTAAGCGCGGCGAGGAGTATTGCAATGTAGTCAGATTCGCTTATCCATTTTCTGTGTTTAGGTAGGCCCTTCGATTCCTCAGCTACTCGCCGAGCGTACTGCTTCGCTTCCTCAATCTGCTCTTGCGTGTACGGCATTACTTCTTCATATCTGATTGCGCGGCGAGCTTGCCTATGCCCATGTTCAGTGTGAGCCGGTTATAGATCGGGCAGGCGTGGCGGGTATCATTGCTGGATGGTGCAAGGCAGGTTGTCATCGCTCGCCCCCAATCTCGAATTTTACGAATAGCTTCTCTACCGCGCCCTCAAAGCGTGGTTTCCATTCACGCCCTTCGGTGATGATGGGCTGGTATGTCTGCATCGGGTGGTAGCAGGTATGCTCAAAGCCCACCGTCATGCCGTTGTTGCGGTAGCCTGCCTTGAATACATAGGTGTTCTGGAATGGGCTAAAATTGGTAACGTCCAGGGCGACGAAATAGCAATCCATCTGCCCGCCGACGTAGAGGCCGCGATACTCCACCTCGCCCGTCATGGTCGTGTAGAAGGGGATCATGACGATTGGCTCTTTCGCCGGGTAGTTGTACACGCCGCCGAACATTCCGCCCAACTCAAGGGAAGCGGCAAAGATTAAGGCTTGGAAGAACATCACGATACCCCCATCGCTTCGCGGATTTTATGGACAAGCGCGGCCTCTGCTATGGGCGAATTGGAAAGCGATACCGCCGCATTGCACTCAAGGCAGCAGGTGAGCCGTAGGTTGTCGATATGGTTGATTACCCTTTCGCCATACTTGCGGAGATTGTGCTTCCGGTTAGGGATGATGTGGGCAAGCTGCGCCGTGCCGTAGCGATTCGCAGACTCGCCGCATACGACGCAACGCCCGCGATCCCGCGCATAGACAGCAAGGAAGGTGGCGCGGATAGCTTCTGTTTTTACTTCTGTACGACTCATAAAAGCCCCTTATTGCAAGCCGGATTCGTTATGTCTACAAGCGCGTCTACAAGATATTCAACGTCATGCCGCCCTGTTGCGCAGCTTCTTTTCCAGTTCATAAAGCTCATCAAGGAACTTCTGCACGCCTTCCTCGACCGCCTGCAAAGGCAATTCCTCGCGGGTAAAGCGTCGGCAGTAGTAGCCAAGGTCGGGAGGCAGGCGCGGATCGTAAGAAACGAAGTCCCACCATGCGCGGTTGTAGATAATCACCGCGCCAGTCATCTGGAGGATATAGCGCGGGTTAATGACGCCAGAAATTATCGTGTTCAGGTGTGTTGCGGTATTCGGGCATTTAATCTCAATGCCGCCGTCCTCGTTAACAAGGCCATCGGGCGAGCATCGGAAGCCGGGTATTGTCGCGTGTTCCTGCCCTCCGTCCTCATCAACCATGACGCCGCACTCGGCCTCATAGCGCATCCGGGCTTCTGGCTCATACTGCGTCCCCCATTCCATCGCCGCGCTCTTGAAGTGTTCGGCAGGGACGCCTGTAAGACGCTCACAAAGAAGCTCCATCATGTAGTCCTCGCGTGCCTGTAATGGCTCGCCCTTCTTAGAGAATGCCATAACATCGCCCAGGCGCGAGCATCCTACTTTTCCTAGCCGCGCCTGCATCCATTCCGCGCTTCCTTGAATCATGTCAGACATTGAGCGCCGCCTTCGCCTCGTCCTTTGCAAGCATGATTAGCTTCTGCACGGGCTTTGAATTGCTGTTTGCGCGAAGGGCTGCCGCATAGGACACCTGGAGCTGTTCCCTGCTCTTTGCGGCCTTGATCTGCTCGATGAAGGGCTGCGCGGTTTTAACTTCTTCGAGGGTGAAATTACCATCGGTATCCTCGCCCTCAATGGTGATACCGAAGCCCGCGGCGAAAGCGTACCGCTTGCCATAGGACGACATCGCACCTGCCGCCTGAATCGGGTTCATCATCGCAGTACCCTGCATGACAGGCACATCGAACCAGTTTTCAATGCTGTAGCCGTGCCTCGATATGGTGATAAAGCATCTTTTCCCNGCCTGCCCTGGTATCGCCTCTTCGCGGAAACGATAGGAAAACTCGTATTTGCGGATAACTGGATCGCAAGCCTTCTGGATGGATTCAAGGCTCGCGTACATATAGCCATGCCCCTGTGTCGTCTTTCGGATGACGGGAAGCTCGGCCTGCATCTTTGCGAATACGGTTTCAAACTCCTCGCGTGTGCGCCTGTCCTCTTGCTTGTTGAATAGGTCAATGATCTTTNNTAGCTTGTCCGCGTCAAGGTCTTTCTCGATTGCCATGCGGACTAAGGGATCGCCGCGCATATCAACAGGCATTGAGTCTGCGCGGATCGCTGGCATATTGACTTCTGGCCTCGTCGCCTCTGCTATCTCATTGAATAATTCGCTCATATCAGTTCACTCCTTGCATCTGCGATCATTTGCTCAATCTGCTCGTCGATTGCGTCCTCAAGCATCCGGTCGGCGGCGCTATAGCCTTCTTCCTCGTCCTCGTAGTCGCCGTACTCTGGCGGGTCGAGGGGTTCTCGCAATACTTCGCCCAGCGCGTCCCTCATGCGGTCACCTCCGCTTTGTCCATTTCATCCATGCGCTCGGTCACGCACGGCAGGTCATGGCATTGCCCGCGCCCATCGCATCCCTCGCAGATTTCGTCCACAAGCTCGTCGTAGTCGCTCATGCCGTCCTCCCATTCCTAATCCTCTGCGCTTCGGCGGCGACGTCGCACATCCCCTCATAGTCCAGGTACGGCACAGCATCCCGCGCCACACAGCACAGCGCCCCGTAATCCCGCGCTCCGGCCTGTAGCGCCGCGTTGTACCGCCGCTTGCCCTGCGGGGTGCCAAGGTGCCGGATGATCGCATTCGCGCATATTGTGGTTTCGCTCATAAATTCGCCCTTGTGTGTGTTTCGGAGCTGGCGATGGCGTTGTCCAGATCGTCCAGAATTGACGCGGCCATGAGATTGCTCACTGTTGGGCGCGGTATGGATTTCAACTGCCGCACATAGGCCAGCACCTTCTCAAAGTCGCCAGCCATTGCCGCTTTCCTTTCGGCCTCTTCTTTTGCGATGCGCTCCGCTTCTTCACGGGCTTTCTGCGCCTGTTTCTCTCTGGCTTCCGCGTTGATCTTCGCTTGAAGTTCGCGCCGTGCTTTCTCTGCCGCCTCGCGTTCCAGTCGAAGGGCTTCTTCTTGCTTCCGGCGCTCGGCTTCGGCGGCTTCCCTTGCTTTCATTTCCAGGGCTTCGCGCTTCTCGCGCTCGATGCGCTCCGCTTCTTCACGGGCCCTACGTTCCTCGGCTATAGCCTTCTCGCGGGCGTCTGCCTCGGCTTTAAGCCGGATGTTTTCAGCCGCGATCCGTGCGCGTTCCTCTTGCTCGGCCTTCTCCCGTGCAATCCTTTCGTCCTCCGCTTTGCGTTCAGCGGCTATGCGGGTTTCGTAGGCGACGCGGGTATTTTCAAGCAGTTGCGCAAAGGCGGGTTCGGGCATTTCGGCCAGGTTGTAAAAGGATGTATCAATCTCGTAGGGCAGGAGCTTTTCAACACGTTCGGCGGCGAGGGCGTCTTTTCGCGCCTGTTCCTTGCGCTCGACGAACTTCTCTTTTTCGAGCAGGTCGTTTTCAATCGGGGTTGTGATTCCGGCTATCAGATTGTAAACGCCGTCAATGAACCGTCCCTCGATGAGAATGTTTTCCTTGAGCTTCTTTTTTGTTTTCTCGGCGGCGACGCGGATTTCCTTGAGTTGTAGGCGTCCTTCGCGGGCCATCTTCATTTCATGGATCTGGGAAATGTCGGTGATGACGAGGCTCTTGGCCTTCGTTTCCCATTCCGACGCCTGCGCAAAAAAGCCAGTGAATGCGTCAAGCACGGTCTGCGCCTTCGTTTTCTCCATGCCGCTGTTCTCGACCAGTACAACCAATTCCCTTGATTCTGCCATTGCGTTCTCCTTGTTTTCGTTCATACAAACTCCTTGACGAACTCGCCTATTACGGCTTTGCGGGTAATAACCATGCGCTTGTGGTTGGGGAATGCCGTCATCTTTAGGATCGCGGCGGCTTTGGCTACCGCTACGTTATTGATCGCCTGGACTTCGACAACTTCATGCTTGCCGTCAACAATGCAGTCAATTTTCCAGTTGTAGAGCTTCATTTTGTGATCCTTAGCGGGTGCTTCGCGCACCAGTAGCCGAAACCGAAACCGGAAAACAGCATGATGTAGGAGATGGCCGCCCAAGTGTAATGCGTGATCCCACTCATAGAGCCTCCTTTGTATCTTACACTTGCAGTATACGTGTATATTAATTATATGTCAAGCATAAAATGATAAAATCGCTTGTTTTTTTCTCACATTGCGCGTATAGTCTACGTATGAGAGGAAACAAAACTTTATACCTTGACTATGATCTCTTGGCAGCAGTAAAGCGGCTTGGTGAAAAGCATCGGCATTCGCTATCCATCGAGATAGAAGAAGCGATGAAAGAGCATCTGGCCGCGAAGAGTGAGCCCGTGCCGGACGACGCGCCAAAGTCATAGCCCTAGATCCTGTGGCACGTCTTTTGTGCGCGGCTCGTCGAACAGTCGTGGCTGGCGGTAAGCTATTTTGATGCGCTCTAGTGCCTTTGAAAAATAATCTTCATTGATTTCTATCGCTGTTATTGGATAGCCAAGCTCGGCGCAAGCAACCACAGACACCCCGCTTCCCATGTGCGTATCGAGTATCTTGTCGCCATCTTTTGCGTATATCCCCAAAAGCCATCTATAGAGTGCGATGGGTTTTTGTGTCGGGTGGAAACGCTCTGAATCCTGCGGCGCACATTCAAAGGTTTTTGCGTTGCCATGAATGTTCGTCCATGCGTATTCAGCCATTGCCATTGAGAAGCCTTCCGAGATTGTCAATTTTCGCCATACAATGAAGTTCCGCGAAGGTGGGAGGGCGAAGTAGTTTCCTCCCCAAATAATCTGAAACCGTGAAACCCTGAAAAGTTCCTTGAAGTATTCGGGTGGCGGCGCGAAATCCCAATGTCGAATGTCGTTAGGGCAACCCCCTTCGGCTTGATACTTCTTCGACCATGTCCCTCCCGTGCGTGTCGGGGGGGGGCATAACGCTCGAACCGTCCGCCGTAGGCGTGATTGACTCCCCGATGCTGTACTTGTCGAACCGTCCGCCGAATCTGCTCCGCTTCTTGTCCTGCCAATTCCCCCCCCGTCACCGTAGGGAGGGTCAACAATAGCCAGGTCAAACGCCTTGTCTGGCATATCACACATGATGTCCATGCAGTCGGCAAGTATAAGACGGGCGTCGCCTATATGCTCAATTCTCATCGCGCCCTCGCGTAATGGAGCGCCATCTTGCCCTTCGCCCGTGCGCGGCGGTGGAAACATGGCGCAAGGTGTGGGCAGTATGAAATTAGCTTGTCGGTATAAAACGAGGTATATGAATTATTTAGCTTCACCCCTCCGCCGATTGTCCCGCGCAATGATTCAAAGATTCCCTTCATCGAGATATACTCAGCGCCCGCTTCCCATCGTCTTAATGCCTCGTTGCGAATGGCGATAAACACGGCGAAATTCTCCTTGTCATACGCCGCGAATTGCTGATCGAGCGTGTCCATTGCAGGTGGGAGCTCCGGCTGTAGTGGAAGCTCGGGATGGTATAGGCGAGTTGCCGCATGGCTTTCGTCGCGCTCGGGGTGCGGGTCGGTAATAATTCGCTTGCAGGTGTCGATGAAGCTCATTTGCCCCTCCCAACAGAGAAGATCGCCGCGATACAGAAGCCGAAAAAAACCGCTGCACAGATAATGAGATAGAACCAGAACAATGCTATGTGGATCATTTTATCCCCCTATGGAGCGCTGGCCGGTGAAAGCCCTGGCAATCGCGCATCGGGTGTTCACGGTGCGGGAGGAGGAGCCCGAAGCCGTGCCGTGCGTTATTCCGCGCCCCAAGTGCGAGGCGTTGCGTCCAACGGACACCGCCCCGCTGTTTGTCATCCCAGTGTAGTTGTGAAATTTGCCGATACTTGGCTGCCTCCTTGCGTGCTTGTTGCGCTTCTTATTGCGCTGCCTGATCGCATCGTTGTACTTGCTGACGTGCTTTTTCTTCTTGCCACCATCTTGTGAAGTTGCCATTCAAAAACCCTCCGCTTCTAAAACTTCGATAACGTCCTCCACCCGGTAGGCGACGATATGAAGGCCGCCAGCACGGATGACGGATCGCTGAAATTCAACCTGCGCCGGAGATAGCTTGCCGCGCCCCGCCTTGCACTCGATGGCAAGGAAGCGGCCACCGGGAAGCACGCCAAGGATGTCGGCCACGCCATTTGTCCCTGCGTTTGTGCGGTAGGCTTTGCGCTTTGCGTCCCATACGCCCATNGTGTTAATACGCCATGCGTCGATGTGCCGGATTGCGAGATAATCGCGGATTGCGCGGACAACCAAGCCTTCGGGGGTGCTCATCCCGCCAACCACGCGATCAGGCAAAGCCAGCAGAGGAAGAACACGGCAAGGAGGGTGAGGGCGGTCATGCAAGCGCCTTTCTTTTCTCGTCCTCCGTCATCGCTTCCCATCGCGCAAGGCGATCCGCTTCCGGTGTGGAGTACCATGCGTCCACGGTTGCGCGAATCCAGCGCCGGGGGTTGCCGCCGATGTCGGAGCGCCCAAAGTTCGGGAGGTTCCAGCACTTCGCATAAAGCGAAGATTGCGCCACGTCGAGCTTTCGGCTAAGATCGGTAATGGTGTAGGTATCCTTGACGGGTAGATCGGCGCGGAGACTTACGATTTCGGAGTGCATGGCGTCGATTTTCTTTTCAAGACGGTCAAGGAAGGCTGGAACGGCGGGGACGTTAAAGTCTGTTTCTTTCATATATTCACGATTATACAGCACCTATGTGCTACGTCAAGAGGGAAAATACACAATATTATAAAAATAATCGAAAATCTGTTGAATAAATCAGGAAATAGAGTAAAATTAGTACTAGGAGGACTCTATGGTTCCATTTAATGCGGATAGCGTTGAGCCTATCCCCAAAACAAAAAAGACAAAGTATCTGCGGTGGCGCGTAACCCCTGCGGGTATATTCTCTTATTTTACCTTACGGGGTTCAAAGTAAAATTGCCAGGAGTATATGTTACTTTTCAACCGTCGCCAACCTGTCGACAACCGCCCTGCGTGTCCAGCAATTCAAGACGCGGCGGGTGTTATGCAGTAACCTTATGCAGTAACCTGCCGCTTATGCAGTAACCGTTTCCTATTTGGAAAGCCTTGCGCAATTCCTTGTTTTTTACGCAAGTTTACGCAATTAAACAAGCGCAATAATCAATAAGTCATTATGACATATATAAGTTAATTGCGTGACTTTAGCCACTCATTTGTCAGGAGTACGCGCTACTTTCCTGACAGCCGCGTAATCTCGCGCTGTATCATCCATGCGGCCTTGCGCAAGTCCTCGATTTCCTTGCTCTTATCCTTCATGCCCGCGCGAAATATGTACTTCATCGCGGCACCTCGGCAATAGGGCAATGAGTCGATGATGTCGATAAGCTCCACGCCGTTTCTGCAATAGTGCGCGGGGTGGTCAACCGGGTCGTCAACCATTCGTCGCCTCCATTTCCTCTGCCCACCTACGCACCACGCCCGTACTCACCCCCAGCGCCTTGGCAACGTCCGCTTTTCGCACGGTCGGCCTGCCCCATAGGTCGCGCAGTATCTTCGCCTGTCGCTCGGTAGGGCGCAGCTCGTGCTGTCCGCACTTGATCGGATCGGTTCTCGCGTAGAGCGATGCGACGAAATCCTCGTCGATGTCCACTNNCTATATACTCTCGGCTTTCGCCGCCGCAAACGTTGGGATTAGCCTGTGCCTCTGCCATGTGAAAACTCCTTCGTCCGAAATCCAAAACTCGATGAATCCATAGCTGATTGTCTTTGACATCCTTGTGCCGCCGTAGTTCGTGAAACCTTGAAGACTCGGCGTTATCATGGCTATAAAATCGTCTTCAATAATGGCAAAATATCCATGCCCATGAGAGCGTATGAATACATTGGCTTTCGGTTGTAGGTTGTGTTCTCCCCACATTAGGTTCCAGATGGCTTCACGGGGGAGTGCGGGAGGCACTGCACCAGGAGTCGAGGAGGTGCCGATATGATGCTTCAAGTCCATGCAACATCCGGCATATTCAAGCCATGCGTGAACCTGTAAATGAGTGCCTAGCGCCTCGGCTAATGGATCTTCGTAATGCTCTGCGGTTCCAGTGTGCGATGCCGTCCCCTCTATAACCGTTGCCTCATTGAAGTCAAATTGGCGGGCACATTGCTCGGCAACCTTGGCTTGCTCTAGGCGGTTAGAAGTGTATAGCTCTGTCGCTCCTGATCGTATGCCGTCGCCCTCTATCGCATCGCCGTTGATAATAAGGCGGTCAATATGGCCGATCTCTCGCGCCTTGGCTGTGTACCATTCCCATGTTGCCGCTTGCCATTGTCTTATTTTTTCTTGTCGGTGGTCGCCGCCCTCGCG